GGATAAAACCAGTTGCGATCGTATCCGGGGGTGCCTGCACAAAGCCGACATCGCCGTTCAAACCGGCAATCGTGGCCTTGGTCATTTCTGATAGGAACTCTTGACGATCCTCTGTTACCTCACGATCAGACTTTGCACTGAAGCGCAATGCGCCACCGTGTGCAGCCTGAGCACCAGGATCACGAGAACCGTCGAACAACTCCCTTGCATTTGGAAGGGACGGCATGTGTTACTTCACTTTCCGACCTTAACTCGCCAACTGCGCGCGCAACTCCTTGATCAACTCACGGTTGCCATCGCGGACGGTCAGGTCTGGGGTATCGCGAGCTTCGCGCTCAAGAGCTGCTATGCGCAGTTCCGTCATGTCGCGGCTCGCGGTTTTCATGGTCATTTCTGGTGTGCGGGTCTTTACCGGCCCACCAGGAGCTGCCATTTTCTTGACCCCATCCAACTCACTCTTCAACGTCTCGACTGTCGCCTGCAGACTCTGATTCTGCTCAACGACCTTTGCGAGATGCTCTTCAATTTGCTTGGTTAGTGCCGCGTTTTCAGCAGCTTGTTTCTCTGCCTCTTCGGCCTTGCGCAGCTCCTTCTTGGCAGCCTTGCGCGCCGCTTTGGCTTCGATCTGTTCGGGCGTCAGTTCCTCTTCGTCTGCAGCCTTGGCCGCACCAGTCGCCTGGTTCGTACCGCTGGCGCTTTCGTTGTCTCCGTGATCTGCCTCGTCCTCAAGGTCGTCATTTTCGTCCTTGGGGGCCTTTTGCTTGTTCTTCTTGTCGGCACCCTTCGCGTTGGAAATGGCGTCTGCCTCATCCATCGCGGGCTTGCCCTTCAGTGCCTCACCAATGAGCTTGACGAGCTTTTCATCGCGCCCGTCGAGCACCTGTAGAAGCTCGTCGCCTGTCATATCATCAATCTCCTTGGCGAGTATCGCCTTAGTGGTTTCGTCGTCATCGTCATCATCATCGTCATCCGAGTCAGAATCGGAATCATCGTCCCCGTCGTCGTCATCGTCAGAATCCGACTCGGGGTCATCCACGCCCAACAGTCCACTGATCACAGCACGGGCAGCCACGAGGGCGCTAATCGAGTCTCCCGATAGTCTTGCACCTGATTTTTCTGCGGTGTCGTCCAACGCTTTCTCTGCTTGCGAAGCAACGGCCTCATGGAAGGCAAGCGTCGCCATCTGCCCGATTGCCGCAGACAAGATGTCCAGCACGCACTCGGCACTGAACGTGTCGAACATGTCATTGCCCTCGCCAGCAGCCACCTCAATGGCCTCACGGTCACGGAACTGCCGCGTCAGTTCATATGCCTGCAGGATCAGATTGGCCGCGTCTGAAGCGATCACAGCGTCCGCTGCTTCCCATTCTGGCGAACCAGGCATAGCAGCAGCGTCGTCTGCAGCAGGTGCGGCAGGTGGTGCACCAGTTACGGAGCCACCAAGGAATGGGTTGTCACCGCTAACGACGCCATCCTTCTCAACAAGCTCGACACTCTTGGTAGCCAACGACCCGTCCGAGTTCCAGTTGTCTGGAATCTTGGACGACAAGTTCAGCGCCTTCGCGCGTGCGATGATGTGCTTGCGAATGGCATCGTGGTCAGCACCGCCGCGACCGACAGCATGGATCGCGTTGTCAAGGTCTTCAGCATCGGCAACAGGGTATGCACCATCAGACATGGCCTGACCGCTGCTGGCCATCTGATCGCGGTCCTTCTGCTTGTACTTCGCCTTGACCAGTTCCTCGTATGCAGCAAGTGCCTTGTCAATCGTGGTGCGACCGTTACCGTCGTCACTTGATCCTGCGAATCCAGACTGCGCGTTCAGTTTGTCAGCAGGTGGCATCTGTCCGTCACTGCCAGTGCCGTTGCAGTCGGGACATGTCTTACCGTCAAGCAGCGTGCCGCTGCCGTTACATGTCGGACAGTCCTTGGCGGTCGGCGTCGGTACACCACTCGCTGCTGTTGCCTTGGCAGACTCAATGAGTTCCTTCTCGGTCTGGCCGACCTTGGGAGCGTTGCCAGTGCCGAGACACTTCGGGCATTTAACGTGACCCTCGCGGATCTTCCCGCTGCCCTTGCATGTAGGACAGTCCTTGCCGTCATCACCGCCGTCATCGTCGTCAGCCTTGACAATCTCCATGTCAAGATTCTCTGCAACCTGTTCTAGGACTGCGCGAACCTCTTCGCTGGCAGACTTGGCAAGTAACGCTTTGAAACCGTTAGCACCTTTGCCCACGAGATGGAGTTCATCGGGATCGATCTCCTCGAACTCCGTGATAGCTACGTCTGTCATGATCAGCTCCTCAAGTGAGCGAGTGTGTCGGGATCGGGCGTGCGCCTTCTGGCTCTACCTTGCGGGGACGCCCCGCCGATAACGCCCTGTTTGTACAACGCCCAAGCATCTGGCGTGAGAATCATTCCGCACAGCCAGTCGCCGGGTTCAATCACCTGTTCTGTCGTTCCATCGGCAGACTTTTCAACCCATGTCGGTCCACGGTAGATATAGTTCTCTACGACCTCGCCGGGATTGTGACCTGGCTCGTGGAACATGCCGAGCTTGCAACCCTTACGCATGAAGTTGAAGCATGCCTGTTCAATCACATCGGGTTGCGCGCAATCACGGTGTCCGTCCTGGGCCACAGAAACATCAGCCTTCATCGCAGGATATGCAACCATCAACACATACCGCTGCTCTTCGTTGGACTTAATAACGGCACAGTCGGTAATCGCACGCGCAGGCGGGGACGGGTCAGGTGTTTCTTCTGGTGTGATGTTCACCGTCAACTTAAAAACGGCTTCGGTCATTTCTGTCCCTTCTGAGGGGTGCGAGTCGCCCACGGAACCAGGACGAGTGCCACGCCTGCCTGAATCATGGCCTGCGCGTTGTTCTTGTCGTTATCTATCGCCACGTCGATCCCGTGTTGCTGGCACCACAGCGCCTTCTGTGCTGGAATATCGCCGGACACAACAACCAACTGGTCCCAGCACTGCGTCACGCCGACCTTGTTGAGATACGCTGCCTTGTCTGCCCACGTGGGACCGCTTGGCGAATCTGGACTGCTACCGCTTACGACGTAGACGCGGTTGCCATCGGCTTTGAGCGCGCACATCAGGTCACAGAATGCTGGCGGATCGCTGGAGATGGAGCCGTCGATGTCAATAAGAAAACTGAGCTGCTTAGGATTCAGCATGGGCGACACTTTCTGTAAACCTTAGATTCCTAACGCAGCACCCCACGCGTCACGAAAGATGCGAGGTATGACAGGTAGCGCCTTGTCGACGCCTGGCTGCAGGTACGGGTAGCCTTGCTGATCATAGACACGGCCTCGACTGTCTGCACCGTGGAATCCAAGTTCAACGCGACGACCGTAGATGACCGTTGGTGCAACAGAAATGGTGTACTTACCCGGTCCGAGCATGACGGGCGACTCAGGAATCAGACTGATGGATTCTCGCAACTTGCCGCCAGGTATCTGCACGTTAGGCTTGTTGCCACCGACGTGCGGCTTGCCGCGTGGGTGACTGCCCTCAAAGTTCTGTCGCGCATTCGCTTGAATCAGGATTGCACCGGTACCAACGGCTTTCCTCGTGGCATCGTTGATACGCTTGATTAGCGCGTCCATGGAGTTGTTGAATCCCTTGGCGTCAATCTTGAATCCGCCAGCCATGATTAACTCTCGTATCCCGTGACGCCGACACTGGTGCAAGAACAGTTGGGGTGTGCTGGCTGGTCTGGACCATCACCAACGTCGTAAGGCGTGTCAGCACTTTCATCGGCGTACTCTAGGCAGACATCGCATGATCCGTCGGACGGTATCCAGCGCCACTGCTCGATACCATTGGCAGCATATGTGTCTTGGTCGGCAGTAGCGAAAGCACGGCAAGTTTCTGTCACCGCGATCATTTGCGCATTGGCAGACACAGCATCTTGCAGCGCGCCAGTTATCGTTTCAATGGTGTCGCCACGTGCCAAGCCATCCGCGAGCACATTGCCAACGCGATCAATCCCGTTGTCAATCGCAGACTTGATAGTGATGCCAGCCCGCTCAAGTAGTTGCTGCAGTCCACCGTTGGCAACGAGGTCAGCGGCTTGGATACTGCCGGGTACCCAGTCATCCCACGATAGCGCAGTACCAATAGCCATCTGTGCGTCGGGTGATATCTGTTGTGCCGCGGCATGCGAGCCTACGGCATAACTCTCGGCAATAAGATCACGCAGGATTTGCGCGGCTGATGACTGTGCTACGGTGACGTTCATTGCAGCAGCAGATTGGGCAATGCCCTGGTCGTCTGCACCACCACCAGCATCAGCGACTGCCTTCGCAGCAGTCTTACGCTGTGCCTCATCTATCGCCTGGTGCAACCCCTTGGTGCTGTGCTTCAGTGCTGCCGTGAGTAACGGGGCGTAGTGGGCTACGATGGCGTCTCTGAGGGCGTCGATGTTACGGGTAGTTAGCCCAGTCGCCTGGGCGTTGCCTTTTGGGTCTGCTTTGACCGCCTTGTTAGCTTTGTCGCCACCCAAAGCAAATCGCACTACTTCATCGCCACGATGTACCGACAGGTAATCAAACGTCAGCGGTGTCAGTGGTAGTGGCTTAGGTAGCGGATCATCAGGGTCTAGATAAGCAAGCGTGATGTGGGGCATGAAGTCATGTTCACTAGCACTCAGGTCTTCCAGTGCTTCGCGCAAGTCAGTAATGCCAGCAATGTTGGGCACAACATACACTGGTTTCAGTCCGTCGCTACTTGCCGATGGAGCAAACGACGCAATGCCGCTGATGGTACCAGTCAAAGGTCCGGGCGCGTCCTTCGCTGCCTTACGGGCTGCATCGCATGCTTCAGCAAATGACTTATCGTCAACGTCTGGACCGAGATAAACGACCGTCAGGTGAAAATCTGTGATTCCACCAGATAGCGGAGTAATCACACCGTCAGGCACGTCAAGAGATATCATGCCAGAACGTGGATTCAGGTCGTACGCCTGTACACTCTTTACCGCGCCGAGCAGGCTCCAATCTGTACTTTGTACTTCAACACGCACCGCACTATTCCCAACAATGTCACTAGGCTCCCACCATGCAGCAGCAGCAATCTCGCTAGTGTCGCGATCTGTCACGTCATCGAGGTCAATGTCAGACTCGTGCTTGATTTGCAGAACGAACGCTTGGTACGTACCGTCAGGTGTGAGCCATGAGCCGGTGATGTCACCTTGAGGAAGTGGCAGGCCAACTTCGGCTTGCCATTCCCTGGTAGCACCAGAGAACGCGTCCTCGCCTTTGTGACACTGGCCGCCGGGCCATTCCCATGTGCCCGGTGCTAGATGGTCGTCGTTCACGCGCTGCACCATGAGAACACGGCCGGTATCGGCGGCGAGGACGATTATGCCAGCAGCGTCGGGTTGGGCGTTGACGACGGACTTGATAGCATCGAGATCACCAGCACGTCCGAGGTCGTTTAGATGTCTGCCCTGTACGCTGGCCACTGCGGAGAACGAAAAGTCGCGCCAGCTTCCGCGGTCGATGCGTGCCTTGGCGAACTTGACGAATGACTTGAGTTCCTTCTCTGCGTCCGTGTCGGATTCGCTCTTGGAATCGCTGGCAGATCCCTTGCTTGGACTTGATCCTGTAAGCTCAGTATTTCCGTCAGAGTCTGTCGAAGTTCCTCCAGCTGCGCTACCAGTTGGCTTGCGTCCGCCGTTATCGTCAGGTGTACTTCCGTTGGCATTAGCGTCTGTGCCTCCATTGTTTGCGGCAGGTGGTGGAACTGGGGAACCGTCAGGTGCGGTCGGTAGGGGCTTGCCGTCGGGACCGACAAATACTTGCTTCGGTGGCTCGGGAGGGTTCAGGGTGGCTTCGGTGTTGGCGTCTTGAACGGCTAGGGTGCCCTTGAGGAATACTGGGCCTTGTGCTCCGGCAATGAATGGTTCGTCGGCTTCAGGCATCGAATACAGGGGCAAACCATTCTTGGCTCGCCAGTCGTTCAGCGTGATGCGACCGTTGTTGACGGTCTGTGTGTCTGCGTTGGCCTGTTGCAGAATGTCCTGTTCTGAACCGCCGGTGTCTTGACACGTCGCAGTAATCTCGCGACCGATGCCAAGGTAACGGCGGGCGAGGTCATTCTGTACGTCGATCAGGAAGTTGACGAACGCCTCGGTGACAAAGTGCTCGGTCTGGTCCTCTTCGCCTTCCATCTGGCGACCGCCAGATAGTCCGGCCTTTGCTTGTACGCCTAACTGTGTCGCAGGGACGCCGAACTTGGACCCCATCTGGATGATGAGAAAATTGTCATAATCTGACTTGTAATGCTCATCAATCTGCGGTGGCCACATTGGCTCTATACCCGGAGGCAACAAGAATGCTTGCTGACGACGATTGATCTGACCGCTCAGGCGGTTATTCATCGTGTCTTCGTAACCAAACTGCTGCTCGGGTGTCCAACCAGTCGGGTTGTCCTTGTCCATCTTGTAGTACGTCCTGGGCGACATTCCGTAAACGTATTCAGACCTCATCCACGCCTGACGCTGCAGATACGTCGTAGCGACTGTCATGACTTCTTCGGTCGGAGGATAGCCATAGACAGATTCGGGACGCGGACGACGTTTGTAATAAGCCAACTGGTCGCTGGCGAACTCACCCTCTACGGGACCATCGCCAGCCTGGAATTCTCCACGCGGAAAGCCGTACAATATCTGCTGAAACGCAGGGGCAGGAGGCTCAGGAG